TAATGTGGAAAGAGGATGCCGACATTCAAAAGGAAATCGAGATAGGCGAAAAGGCCAGCGACATAATCGCCGATGCACTCAAGTCATTAAACAAGGCAAAGAAATTGACTGAATCACACATCCCGCTGTACGAGCGATTCATAGGAGGACAATAATGGCAAAAGAAAAGAAAATCAAGGTTATAAAAGAGGGCGAGGAGACCGAGGAAATCATCGTTGAAAGGCGGGAGGAGACCGTAGAGGAAAAGAATGAACGGTTAGGAGGCTAACCATGACTGTTGCCAGGATTGACAACATCAATAAATACATCGGACTCAACGCAGATGCCAAGCCAACGGGCGTCCCTGCCGGGTCCACATTCTTCGAATATGACACAGGAGATACATACGTTACATACGATGGTGATAACTGGGTTCAGGAAATAATCTAATACCCACAAAATGGAGGTATTAAAATGACAGTACGCAAGGAATCGACTATACACCGGTATATTGGCGCAAGCACTGACAGTAAGCCAACATCAATACCGGCAGGATCTACTTTTTACGAGTATGACACCGCGCTCTTGTATATTACCTATGATGGCACTAACTATGCCGTCAAACCAGCGGGCGGGTCAAGTTCAGGTGAGTCCTTCCAGGTATTCACCTCGTCAGCCGCCACAACTACGACCATTACCGCTGCTGCTTTGGCTGATGTGGCCTCTCAATATATAGGGCAGATGGTTTTGCCTTTGCAGGGGGCCATGGCAGGGGAAGGCCGTTATATAACTGCTTACAATGGCACCAATCAACTGACAGTTAGCCCGGCCTGGGCGTCGGACCCGGACGCTGCCGGAGCGATTAAATTCGCTGTTGTATCGGGTGCTTTGGGGTTTATCCCGGCAACATTGGCAGTCCCAACCGCTAACGATTCAACCAATGCCTATGAACGCGATGTGATCGGTAACAAAACCGACACTGCGGTAACTGCTGTCGGGACAACGGCTTCTATCCTCGCCTATATTAAAGGAGTGCTTAACCAACTTGTAACCGCTATCGCGGCTCCTGTTGCCGCCTTCGCTACACTATACGGCAATGCTAATGCAAGGGTAGTTACCAAGACATCTACCAGCAACCTGACCAGCGGGACTTTGTTCAACATAGTCGGCTCGGTGCAGATATTGTCTATTATCGGCAGGGTATCAACGGCAATTCAGAACTCTGCACAGACGGTTAAGCTGACCTCTACATGTGATTCATTGGCAGCCGTTGACCTTTGCGCTGCTACCACGATAACCAACTTTGCGGTCAAGAGTCTATTATGGCTGACCGGCACTTTTGCTGATGTAATGAGCGGTGGAGGCGTGACTGCCATAAATGTAGTGGCTGCTAACGCTTCTCCTATCGTTATCTCCACTACCACATCAGGCGTAATCTCGACAGTCTTTGGCACAAGCGGTTCTCTCACTGGTGCAATAGTATGGGAAGTCCTATGGATTCCCTTGAACGCCACTGGCTCAATAGCTGCTGCGTAAGGTGAACAATGCAATACTTTCGTTTTGAAATTCCGCTAAATGAGGATGGCACACGGGTAAGTTATTCCCCCGGCTGGCATGGCGTACTTGATAAATGCCCTTCTAAGGTCACTGTGAGCCTTTACAACGATAAAGAGGGATATGGTATAGCCATGACCGAGGATACCGCTGAATTGCCGAGGGAATTAACCGTTTTAACCAAGGCCGAGCATGACAAGATACTGGCCGAGGTTAAAGATGAAGCGATGGTTTATACCGCCGACAAGATGACATCGCTTTTCACTATCAAGCCAAACAAAGGCACTCCGATATTAGTTGACCGTGGCGTATATATACCGGGTTCAATAATTGTCGATGATAAATACGTCATGCCGGAGCCTGTTGCGGAACCATCGTCAGAAATTTCCACTGCAACACAGAAGGCATACTTTTGCCCAACTTGCCACGTATTCATTACTAACCTGCCAAGTAACCTCATTGCCAATAAAATAAGTTTGACCTGTCCCAACGGTCACGAGGCGGTGTTTAATGGCAAATAGATATCTTAAAGCAACAGGTGATTATTCAAATGATAATACATGGTCGGCTACGGATGGCGGCGCAGCCGGGGCATCTGCGCCTATTTCCACCGACGATGTTTTCCTGACAGCAAACGGCAATGGTTTAACTTTGACATTGGATGGCGCATCAGCGGCTAAAACCTTTGTCGCATCAGGTGGATGCACAGCGACATTAGCTGGCACACAGACATTGACCGTTGAAGGCAACGTGACTTTACTTGCCACAATGACCGTGCCGAATACTATCACGTTTACTGTAAATGGAACGGGGAACTTTGCGGCATCAACTTTGGCCACGCTTGGCAGTATAAATTTGAACGGAACTGCTCACACCTTGTCAGGCGCAACGCCTACTTGCGTTAATTTAACCCGCAACGGGACTGCGCTTAAAACTGATACCCTGACCATAACGGCGGGGACTACATGGACAGTCACAGGCACTTGTGCTTTAATAGGTAACTCAGCAGTCAACCGTTTACTGGTTCAATCCTCAACACTTGGGACAGCAGCCACAATCAATGCCGCAGCGACTACGGGCACAAACGCAGTGGACTTCATGGACATTACAGGCGCAGGTGCCGCTACTTGGGACTTATCAGCAGCCGCAGCCTATTCAGGTGATTGTGGTGGGAATACCATGAAAGCATTGGGAGCCGCAGCCTTCACAACGAGCGCAGCGCAAACATCAGCCTCTACGGATACATGGTCTACAGCAGCTAAATGGACTTCAAGAGTACCGCTGCCACAGGATGATGTAACCTGCTCACATAACTCTACTGTGGATATGCCAAGAATAGGACGCAGTATTACATTTACAGGGACACCTACGATAAGCCTGTCAAATGATATCAGTACTTATGGGTCATGGACGATGGTAAGTGGTATGACTTATACACCAGGCACAGGCTCAAATATATTTAGAGGTAGAGATGTGGGGATGCCTGTAGGCGGGTGGTTATTAAATACAGCAACCAAATCCCTATATGTCTGGAACTTATACGCTCCCAATGGAACGCTGAAACTTGCTTCTAATTTAACATGGAATACAACACTTAGCCCTGCTATTACAAACGGCACATTTAATGCCGATACGTATAATATGGCGGGTGGAGGTTTTTACTTTACTGGTTCCCTAACGAGAGGAGTATTACTTGGCACAGGCACACATACGTTCTCAAGGACAGACGCAACAACGAAATGGAACGCTGGAACTACAACATTACTTACATTTGATGCTGGAACTTCTACTATAATACTTTCAAGTTCGCTTACAAACGCACAAACCTTTGCGGGTGGCACACTCACCTACAACAACGTAACAGTACAGGGAGCAGGAGCCTATGCTTTAACGGTCAGCGGGGATAATACCTTTAATACATTTACAGTGGATAGAAGCGTGGCTGCAAAGACTATTACTGGTACAGCAGGAAGCGTGCAGCAGGTCAACACGTTTGTATCGCCTACCAGTTCCAATATGCTCACCCTCAACTCAACAGGCGCAGCATGGACTTTAACCAAAGTAACAAGCGGGTTCACTGTACTGGATTACATTACGATACCGAATAATTCTGTACTGGTGACTCCAAATACAAGGACTTGGTATTATGGCAGGAACTCGTCAATGGGTACAGGCAATACAGGATGGAACTATGGCACTCCAGGCTCTCGCATAACTAAGCTATTAGTGGGAGGATTGTAATGGGCTTCGAAACTCTGAAAAACATCCTCGACTTTAATAAAGCGCAACCGAGCATCAATGAACAATGCCTCGCTAACAACGAGTGCCCGGACTGCGCTTGGCCATTGAAAGTAAATAGTGCGGGCGAGAAAGCCTGCCCGATCTGTGAGAAGGTGTTTAGATGAACTGTTATTGTAGCGTGTCCGATCTCAAGAGCGCTTTGGCTGTAACGTCAACTACTGACGACGTAATCATGCGTAAGATGATTGACTCGGCCAGCAGGATGATTGATAAGTATTGCGGCCGGTCCTTTGCTGTTAAAAGCGAGACCCGCTACTTTGACGCGGCCCCCGCGCGCCTGTGGATTGACGACCTTCTGTCAATTACTACGTTAAAGACCGACGAGGACGGCGATCTGGACTACGATAACACCTATGCCACGACCGATTATATCCTTTACCCGTTGAACACTTACCCTAAGATTTACATTGAAACAAGCGACGACTCTGATTATTCAGGATTCGGCGCCGGTAAAAAGTCTGTGCAGATAGTGGGTAATTGGGGATATGGCGACGGCATAAGCGCCACGCCTTACCTTGTCGATACTACCACCAATGAAGCGCTCGACGCAACAGAGACGGGCGTTGATGTGACGGCGGCCACCAATTTAAGCGCCGGTCAAACTATCCTGGTAGAAAGCGAGCAGATATTTATTGAAAGCATCACGACCTCGACACTAACAGTCATCCGGGGCGTAAACGGCACCACAGCGGCCACGCATGACACTGCCAAGTCAATCTATATCTATCAGTACCCCTTTGATGTGTGGTCGGCCTGCTTAGCCCTCTCATCGGCGGTTTATCAGAATCGTAACAAGGCCGGGATATCAAGCGAGCGCCTGGGGGATTACTCTTACAGCCTGGATAAAGCCCAGGCCAGCACGATCTGCAACGATTACCTCAAAGATTATCGGATTATAAAAGCATGAGTTTCACATCTTTATTAAAGGACTCGTTTGTCCCTTATACATTGGCCGTAACTGATGACGGCGTGGGTGGTCCTGCACAGGCATGGACAGCAGGCACCGCCTTCCAGGGGCGCTTGTCTATCATGGGAGCCAATGAGAGGCTTGCCGCCGACAAAGTAACCGTGTATGCAACTCACAGGCTTTATTGCGACGCATCAGTGTCTTTGACTGAGCAGGGCAAAATAACCTTCGATGGCCGGACGTTCCAAATCAAAGCCATTCAAAAGCCGTCTGAATTGGCTTCGGGAATCGGGCATTTGGAAGTGGATTTATTGGAGACTAAATAAATGGCTGGATCAACGGTCAATTATAAAGGGATATCCGTCAAATTAGTGTGGTATGGTGATGAACGCGAAAAGGAAATAACTATCGCCACAGGAAAAGGTATGATTAAATGCGGACTTGCTATTGAGCGCGACGCTAAACGCATGTGCCCCGTGGACACAGGCAGATTAAGGGCATCTATCTCAACTAACTGGTCAACAAGCGGGATGGTTTATGGCAAAGTTGAAAACAAAGCATTTGGGGCTGATGGAGTATCAATGCCTGTAAACGAAGGCTTCTCTGTTAAGGTAGGCACACGGGTTGAGTATGCCGAATATCTCGAACATGGAACCTTCCGTATGGGAGGCGCACAACCATTCTTATTCCCCGCTTACGAATATAATAAAAAGAGACTCCCTGAATATATTAAAGGCGAAAAAGTTGGAAAGATGGGGTTAGCATGATATCAGCATTCACAACAGCCTTCCGTAATAAACTAATGCTATGGCCTACGACCTGGGCGGCCGGCACCGCGTATTCGTTGGGCGCGATAATGAAACCGACGACCTACGCCAATCATTGTTATGTCTGCACAACGGCAGGTACCTCGGCGGCGGTCACAGAGCCTTCCTGGGGAACCACTGACGGCGGCACCACGGCGGACGGCGCCGGGACTTTGGTATGGACATGCTACGATAAGAAAACCTACAATACCACGGCGCCGCAGACAGCGACATTACCTTATGTGGTATTCGGGCTGCTGACCGACGTTCCGATGGGGACGTTTGAAAACCCGGCAATCATCGAGGACATGACTTTCTATGTGAATGTATTTAGCGCGACATCTATCGCTCACGTCATGTCATTAGCGGGACTGGTTAATACTGCCCTGCAGAACGTTGCTTTATCGATCACCGGTTATACAGCCATGAAGTGTGTCCGGGAATATGTCGGGAGCGTTATTATCGATGACCCTGATAAACCTGTCTACCAGATACCGATGAGATTCAGGGTTTGGGGCTCATTGTAGGAGTAATTATGATTAAGAAAGCAAAGAATACCGCGATATTAAACGACGATGTTAAACCAGTGCATAAGGCACAGGTTCTTGAAATACCGAATAGTGACTATATAAATTCGGGATACACTAAACTTAACATCGAGGAACTTGGAAAATACAACCTGAAATCTATCACGATAATTAAGGGACGCAATACCGTGGTGGAAATTATCAAGGAGGCATAATATGGCGCATATTTCGGGCAAAAGTGGACAGATCGACACGGGCTCCGCAGTAAGCGGAATCAAATCATGGACACTCGACTACACTGTGGATATGCTGGAATCAACCGACTTCGCGGATGCCGGGGTCAAGACGTTTATCGCGGGCGGCTCCGGCTGGTCGGGAACTTTCGAAGGTTATAAAGACGGGGTCCCGCAGACAATCGGCGCATCGATCACCTTGAAACTTTACGAGGTAGCCGCAGGCGCATACTGGACAGGAACGGCTTTTATCACAGGCGTGTCAGGAAGCGCCGCCACTGACGGAATAGTGGGATACAGCTACACATTCCAGGGCACCGGGGCCTTGACCGTTCCTATCGCGTAAGGTGGTGATATATGAGCCATATTGCGGGTAAGAATGGAGCTATTTACACCGGCGCAACGGTAATTGATGACTGCGAGGATGTCTGGGTACAAGGCACAGCGGATACTACTGTTAGCACCGTGGCCGGCAAAGTCGG